CCAGAGTCAGAGTCAGAGCCAGAGCCAGAGCCATCGCCATAGCCAGAGCCATAGCCAGAGCCAGAGCCATAGCCAGAGCCATCGCCATAGCCAGAGCCATCGCCATAGCCAGAGCCATCGCCATAGCCATAATTATTTTTTATTTCTTCCATTCTGGTACAGCCTTTATTGATTTTTCAGCAGCCTTGCTAACTGTTAAAATCTCAATCGCTTGTAATAATTCAACTTCTTTTACAGGCATAGGAAATTTACAATTCAGAGGGTCTTTTGTTCCTTCTTCTGCAAGTTGGGATAATGAAGCTGCTCCTGACCAATACCATATTCTACGGGCATTAGTTAAAACAACTTCTTGACCTTTTTTACTTTTAAGATTTCCTGCAAAAACTCCGGCTGAATATGTTCTTACTATTACATATTTACCTGTCACTTTTTTTTCTGACATTTCACTTTCTCCTTTTTTATATTAAACTATTTAATCATAACATATTTAAAAGTCAAACATTTATTTACATAAAACATAAAAAAATTATTTATCTGAGCAATCTGTAAGGCATCCGGTTTCTGATATTATTTTATCTATAAGCTCATCACGCTCGACCGACATTGTAAAAATATTAAAATGTGAATTACACGGACTTGAGCAAGTAGACTTCAAATTTAATTCATTATCAAGAATATAATCTCTTACCCATTTTCGGCCACGGTCTTTTTTATGCTTCTGCCAGATATATTGCATCACATGGTTTTCAGATTGTTTGCCTTGTCTTATACAGTGGGCTAACTGAGGAGTACCATATTTAACTATATGACCGCCGCACTTCTGGCAGATAAATCCATCACGGACAAATATTTTATATCTGAACTCTTCAGTAATCATTTTAATAAATCCTGATCTTGATGTTTATTCCCAATTACGGATGAAATACTGCATTGGTATTTTCCTAAAATACCATTTGCAATCCATGATGATTCAAGCCATTTAACAACAACATTAAAACTTTCATCTTTAATTTTGTCAGATGCAAGAATGGGATAAGTTTTTAATATATCTCCTTCATAAATCTTTTTCCCGTTTTTATCGTAAAATCCAGTAAATTGTTCGGATTTGTTCCAGTCAAAAACATAACACCCAACTTTTCCATTAAGATAATATAATCCGTTTATAAAATAAACAAAATTATTTATATCTTTTATATAATATCTAAATTCTTTCTCTCTCATTTCAGAGTTCATTTTGTTTCTCTCTTAATAAACATTTCACATACTCCATGCAATCCGCAAACACTTGCTTTTGGTTCTTCATATGCAAAACAAGTACATACATAAAACTTTAATGATTGACCACAATTGCAAGAAACATTTAATTTATCTTCTTTTTTATCATTGACATGACAGCAATGTTTGTATACTTCTAATTGATTAGCACATTGACAACAACATCCCCACCGACCAAATTCTTCATCTAATAAATTGCAATCAGTTCCATTAACATAATAAAATTCTATTTTCATTTTAACACTCTCCTCCGAAGAGCTTCATATTCTTTATTATCAGTCGGTTTAATATATCCTTGTAAATCTAAAAATAAAAATCTTTCACAAAATTCTAAAAATTCTTTAGTTTCTTTTTTTGTGAATTTACCCATTGAAGGAATTAACGCATAATGCCCGTTATCAAGCTGCCATATCTTACCAGTGCCTTGATGCTTATCCGGTATCTGGTTATACTCCTCATACTCGTAGAACGCTGTACCGTTAATCTGGTGCAGATAGCGTGGCTTGAGAACAAAATCATGGACATACTGAAAATTAATTTCGCCCATAGCTTCACATATAGCCGGGAGGATTATCCCCCGGTAAAGTCTATGCTGTGCGTATGATATCGAATCAGGTGCAAAATTTAAACATTTACCATTGCGTATTTCAGCACGACATATATTATTTTTTTCTTTTGAACATTCTGGGCATTCTGTTTTCATATCTTCATATCTCTCGTCATATCATCTATTATCTGCAATGGCTTATCTCTGTTATCAACAATAGCCTGGCAGACTTCTTTATCTCCAATAAATAAAGGTTGCTTTTCAAACTTTTTGCTACTATCGCCATACATTATCTTTATACTTTCATTTGGATCAATTATAACTTTGCAATAAGCTGAAATAAAATTATTACGGTGGATGCCCTCCAGAGATTGACCTTTGTTTTCGGTTGCTCTTTGGCAAAAATTTATCCATCCCCCCATTGATTGTAAAGCCTTGTATGCCCTATAATCACTTATAATTACATTATCAAGACTATTACCTGTTTTACAAATATTGTCATACCATGCGGAAGCGAGAGATTCCATGTTTAATCTCGGGAAGAACTCTTCAAAGTCAGCCGGAGAAGGCGGTGTTTTGAATTTAGGATTAACCTTTATTATTATAGTCTTGAATACGTTATCAAGTTCTGATTCTTTAAATCTTTCCTGTAAATATAAATAAGTCATATCTTCAAGTTTTTCGGATGCGTAATCTCCATATATTTCTATAAGTGCGGCAATAAATTTTTTATGAGCCATATTTATTATTTAACCTCTCTAAAGTTTTATTAAATTCAGGATTACTTTTTTTAACAGTTGAGATAATAGGCTTTTCTTTATCCCGCGCGTGCCATCCCCTGACTGCAGCTTGCCAGTCTTTCATTTTATTCTTACCGACCATCCAGCCCTTAGACTCGTAGAAATTCATAAAAGTATAAATATTTATAGAGTACCGGTTTTCATTGCAGTATTCTGCTATTTCTTCATGTGTGGGGGGAGTAAAGCGTTTACGCTCGCCCTCTTCACTATACTTACCTAACCTATCCTTACCTAACCTATCCTTACCTGTGGCGTCCATTGGTATGACAACTGGTATACCAGAATTTAAACTCTTTAATTCTTCTTTGTAAATCTCTAAATATTTTGAAGGAGTGTATCTATCAGACCGGATTAAATTGTTTTCTTTCCAGTCCAGTATTACTAAAACTCTATCATCGAATACATGAACGAAGTGTTTAGCCTGTAATATTTTGAGGTCATCCGGTTTACTTTCTGTCATTCTCATAATTGTGAAATGTTCACAGAATCCGTCATCATCCGCATTCATCCCAAGGTGAAAATATAAATTCTGCGAACTTTGAGGCATCATTATAAATAAACTTGAATTGGTAATTGACTTTGAAAACATCCGCTTAGCCGCCATTTATTTAACCTCTGACCATGTTTGTCTTATATAATTCATAACACATTCAAAACTTAACCCGGTTGAATCCTGCATATATTGAATCATCATTTCTGTTGACATATCTGTTTCATTTGCGTAGTCTTCAGCTTCTTTTAATTTTTTCTTTGTAGATTCTTTCATATTATTTCGCCTCGAAGAGATTTAAAATAAACTGCCTGCCTAATCCTGTCCACAGTCTATCATAAACAATTTTACCAGAATCAAGCACAGTTTCTTTTATGCTTGTATAATTTTTATCTGAATAATCAGAATATAAAACCCATGTTCCACTTTGTTTGTATTGTATTTTTTTATTATGCAAAAAATTATTTAATTCCTGTGCGGATTTTAAATTTAATTCTTTACTTATTTCTGTAGTGGTGTAGAGTTTATTAAAATCATGTACAAGAATTTTAACTTGATTTTCTGCTTTTTCTTTTTGTTCTGTTAAAACTTTTATTCGGTCAAAAAGTATTTCTTGAGCTTGCATTATTATTAAATCTTTTTCAAGCTCAGTTTTTGGAAGGTCGACAATGTTGTCGAGGTCTTTTCTTCCACTTCTTTCAATCTGGTATTTTATAAGTGTTACCTGTAATTCATTTAAGAATGTTTTTTTACCTTTGGTAGTAGTAACCATTTTATCAGCATGTCTTTGTATAGTTCTTTCGCTTACATTAAGAGCTTCAGCAACTTCTTTTATAGTCATAGTTTTTTCTTTTGCAAGATCGTTCATTTGATACCGCCTTAAATAAAAAAAGGGAACTCTCTGTCATCCTAGCCGATTAACAGAAAATTCCCTTTTCAGAGTTTTTAAGATTACTCACATCCGGCTAGGTAGTGTCAGTAATCTTTAATATAATTACATCTATTACTAATATACTTAAAATGTCAATAAAAATAAACCGGGATATTTCACCCGGCAATATTTTATTTATTTATCTTTGCACAAACAGTACAACGGCATTCTCCCTCTTTTGATGTAGAGTTATGAACTCTCATGGAGAGACCGTACTGTTTATCCTGGTACTCGTTTTTACAACTACATTTTATTATTTTTGTCATTCAGAATCTCCTTATATTTTAATTTATTAATACGCTTTAAAATGGTACGTCGTCATCTGAGAACGGATTTTCTTCAAAACTATCCGGCCCGTGATCTTTTGAATCTGTCGATTTATCCGGTTTATTTCCATCTGATTTTTTGCTGTCATCACGCGGTTCAAACATTGAAATTATTACAGATGATTTATTTTCAGGGTTTGGGCATCCTGCGGGGTTAAAAGTCCTGTTTAATAATATAAACCGTCCCCCATCTTCTTTTTCCATAACCGCACCGACATTTTCATATTTGTTTTTTGTCGTTCCTTCACGGTCAACATAGCTTGAAACTTTAACTGATAAGTCATAGACTTTTTTCATAATTCAAGACTCCTTATTGTGTAATTAAATTCTTTGCTGTCTCTGAAACTTGTTGACCTTTTGGAATAATCCTTATTACTGGATATATGCTCTTTGAATCCGGTTTTTTTGAAGTTACTTTTTCAACTATTAAATCAAAAGGAATCCCTACAACTGATCCGCGTTTTTCTTTCACAAAGTCGAATGTAGAAATTATTTCTTTGATTGAACTTTTTGCACCATGTGTGTCAAGCTGCCATACTCCAAGAGCCGCTTTAAATTCAGTAAGAAGAAACCTTAAAGTTAATATTTCTGTCCACTCTGATTCTGCCTTCTTTGCAGCTTTTTCCATTATGTCCGGCATATCAGATTTAAGATAAAGGCTGTACTCTTCTTTTTCTTTGTTCCATAGTCTGAATTGTTCGCCATCTCCGTACCCATAAAGCTTTTTGCCTTTCCACAATTCAAATCTCTGGCTGCATACATCCGAAATATCATCAGAGAGAAAAAGTATTTCAAGCTTTTTAGGCTTGTCAAACATTGATTCAAACATATCGGAATAATCCCCAGAGGCCTTAAAATAATCCAGAGACACAGGAAATTCTTTCCCGTTCTTTTCCCGTTTTTCTCCTACTCTGATTTTACCAATTATAGTCATCTTTGTTACAGGCTCACGCCCTTTTATACGTCCGTTCATAAAACCCCCCTTTTTAATTATTTTATTTCTATATAATCATCGTTTAAACATTCACATATTTCGTCAAGTTCCCGTTTTCCAACTTCAAACCATACACCGTTTGTTAATTGTTCCTTTCCGTGATATATGCCCATGTTCACCTGTCTTCCTGCAAAAGAAGGCTTAAAAAACATTGAACCTTTTCTCGGTACAAATCCGGTTTCTCGCGTATACAGATACTTTGTATCAAGATTATAAAATATCGTGCAACTATTGTTTTTCTTGGGTACTATCTTTATTAAATTATCTGCCATAAAATACCCCTAAAACGCCGGTTCATTATTTATTTTTATGCTTTCCAGTATGTCATCAAATAGTCCTTTTTCATTCATAAAGTCAACCGGAATATCAATGTCGAATCCGATTTCAACCGGTTTAAATTCTGAATATTTTTCTTTTTCAGCAGTGATTTGTTTATTAAAAATGTTGACATAATGATCCCACAGAAATAGATTTTTATTATCAGTATTTTCTTTCAATGAGTAAGGGGGAACATGATTTTTTAAAGGCATCCGAAAATCTTTTGAATAAAGATCGAATACTCGTTCAACTTTTAAATCTGGATAGCTTAAATTCCATGCCTGTTTTAATCCTTCTAGCTGAACAGCATGAGCGATGTATTCATTGTAACCGGTTTTAAAATCGACAATAGCAATTACCTTTTCGCCTTTGATTGTCATATAACACGCAAGATCAAGAGTCCCTGCGTATTTTTCTTGCTCATTGAAAACTGTCATTTCCACTGCAATCGGTTTAACTTCATAATCTTTTAAAAACCGCACGAATCCGAATAGATCCTTTTTAATGTCCCGTCCTTCTCTCTGATACCACTTATATCCGGAATAAAAATCCATGTTGTTTTCTTCGTAGAAAAACTTCATTTCTGGAATTAAAAGGATATCATCCAGCGTAAATTTTTTACCCAGGATTATATCCTTATAACAGGCATGAATAAAAGTCCCGTAGTTTGCTGAATCTTCCAGAAATTGAGAGCAGTATTCAAGGCCATTCACGGCATACCATTTTAAAAGCCCGTAATCAGTCGGCGCACATGATGAAATTATACTTGTAACCGATGGAGCGATAAATGTTTTTTGTTGTATAATCTGATCATCGTCTTTGAACTCTTCGACTTTTAAATAAAATCGGTTTGACTTTTTGTCACTTCTGAACACCATATATTCAGGTTGTCTGATATATTCAGTATTCAGGTATTCCGGTATAATCTGTTTTAAAACTTCGTCTTTTATTTCTATAAACTTTTGTGTCATAACTCCCCCTTAATGTAATAAAGCCATAAGATTTTCTGCTGCGCCTTCAACGCTTTTATCTGTCCCTGTATGGCAAGATAGACAGAGTTTGCTATCAAACATATCTCGCCACAATTCGAGTGTTCTTTCCTGCATATTTGTACGAATTTCAAGAACTGCAGTTTCTGTACATTTAATGCAGTTGTACTTTAATAGATTACAAACTTTTCCCATCACTCACCTCTCATAGATTTTATTACTACTATTTCAGATTCTAGCTCTTCAATCTGTTTTAATAAAGCCGTATTTTTTTCTAAAAGCTTAATATTTATTTCTTTTTGCCTGTGCAATTCAAAAAAACAATCTTCTTTTACTATCCACCATGTAACAATTGAAAATACTATTCCTGTTATTAAATAACTCATTTGTTATCACCTTTCCAATTAGTACAAATCCAGACATTATTTATATATTTATATCCCCCATTACAGTTATGATAATACATGCCATTTTCAAGCAATATAGTTTTATTACAATTCCAGCACCCATTATTATTTTCAACTTCACTCATTGTTTTTCATCTCCTCTACGGCTGTTATTATCTGATCGTAGTATTCATAAACAAAGCCGTCATCAACTGGAAATTCTTTTTCTGAAACAAGTTTTTTTGCTTTATTTATACCAAGAATTTGTTTTGCAAATTCATCCGTTTCGACATATTCAAACTTTTTAATAACCAGTTTGGCATTTTCATTTTTCCAGTCGCACTCAGCTGGTTCTGGAGGGTAACAATCTTCTAGCCGTATTGAATATACTCCCTTATCTGCCGGGATGAATGAAACATCTTTAATCTGGATATAAAGATTATTTCCTATTTTTATTTCGACTTCTGGAATTATTGTTTTTGATGACATATCATTTAACCTGTAAATCATATGCTTCGTCAACAATCTCTTTTATGCTATAAGTATAGGCAGTTTTGCAGTCTTTATAAAATTCATTAAGACTGTCAACGGCTTTGTTTATCAGTGAGTCAGATATTCTGTTCATGCTTATTTCACATTTCAAAGTATTTCTGATTTCTTTTTTAGTTTTCATTGTATAACCTCTTTTGTTTTAATTTTAAATATACTATAATAATACTATCGGAAAAAGTCAAACATTTATTTACTTTTATTATAAAAAAGTTAAGTTTTAAGCAAAAAAAATCCCGGCTTTTTACACCGGGCAATGGGAGAGTGTTTATGAAAAAGTTTCCGTAACATCAAATTATTTTGACAACTTTTGAAAATATAAAAGCAGCTATCCCTAAAAATGCTAATCCAATAAGCCAATAAGTTAAAGTCCCTGCGCCGGCTTTATGGCTTTCAGAGATTACTTTCTTTTCGAGGATTACATTTTCTTTTTGAATCTGAATCGCATTTTTTAATCCGGATTCTGCATGTTTTAAAATTATCTTTTGTGCAGGAGTTAAATTTGGGTCTTTTTGCATGGTATTGAGTTCTTCTACTGATAGTTTTAAATCTTTATCTGGTTGAATAGTTGCACATCCTACAAAAAAAACAACCATAAAAATACTTATTGAAAAAATAATAATTAAATATTTCATTTTTTTCCCCTTAATGATTTACAGTGGTTATTTTCATGTTCAGTTTCTAGTACAATCAATCTATCATTGTGGTTTTCGACACATTTTTCTAATTTATTCATTTTGCGATTATCGTTACTGCGTGCACCATGCCAGATATAGACGACAAGACCAACAACAGCAGCAAGAAGCGAAGTAATAAGGAGGTAAAATCCCTGGGTAATAAATCCTTTATCCATTTCATTTCTCTTCCCCTTCTGTCGATTCAATCTCGGAAGTATCAGATGGTGACTGGATCTGGATGTCAACTTCAGCACCGGCAGCCTTGAGTTTTATTTCTTTGATTTTTTTTATAATTTTGTAAGTGAAAAATCCTGAACCGATGACAATAATAACAAGAAGTAAAAGAACAACAATTATAATGATATTTTCCATTGTTGATCCGAGAGTTTCCAGATAAGCAAACATTAGGAAACCTCCTTTAGTTTAATTTATCTTAAAAAGCACAATTGTGTTAATGTGTAAACACATTTTTTAAAAAAAATTACATTTTATCTTGACTTTTATTTTAAGCATCTTATTTTATAATAAATAATTAAGGAGGGTTTATGAAAAAAATAATTTTAATTTGTTTAATTTCTATATATTTTATGGGATGCCAAGATAACGACGAACAAGCAATATGCTTTAACCCATATCTTTTAAAAGTTGTTTTTGAAGGAGACTCGCAATCTGTTTTATTAAGCCAGGAAACCGATAAGATTATAGGTTATTATAATAATGGTATTGCTGGGAGTGGTACTGTTAATATAATCGATAGAATAAAAATAATGAAAAACATGGAACCCGACATAATAGTCTTAACAATTGGAACAAATGATATGAAAGATATTGTAAATATTCCACAAGGTGAGACTATTACTGAATTTGAAGAAAATTATAAATACATAGTTAAAGAATATAAAAAAATTACAGATAAAATTATAGTTACCTCTATTCAGCCTGTAAATTCAGATTTATTTTTATCAACTTACGGGCGAACATATCAAATTGTTAGAAATGATGTAATTATACAAATGAACGATATAATAAAATCAATAGCTTTTAATGAAAATATAATATACATTGATGAATGGAAAGAATTGTATGATCCTACAAATAATATTTTAAAATATATATATGATAGTGGAGATGGATTACACTGGAATAATTCAGCATGTAGATTACATTTAAATAATGTAATTATTGCAATAAAAAATTATAAAAATACTGCTCCATAATCAAAAATAATTTTTACCGGCGGAGTATAATCAAAATTTATCCGACTTATCCCGTTATACGTTCCACCAACGAGTATAATTGATTCCATCGAAACGATTAAATTATGATAATAAAGATATTTTCCTTTAATACTTAATTCTGTCCATGCGATCCCATCAGTGGAATAAAATATATTATTGACTCCGCCATAATCATTACCCCCGCAAACAATCCACATTTTATTATTATATATTGCACCTCTTTGGCCATATCGCTCTGTAAACTGTCCGATACTTATTTGACTCCAATTAATCCCGTCTGAACTTCTCCAAACATCATTTACATAGGCCGTATTTGCTCCAGCTATGAGATAAATATAATTATTATAAAATAACACTGATGAATATTGTCTTGCTCCGTAAGCACCAGCTCCTATATAAGTCCAATCAGACCCGTTTGAACTATTATATATATCACCATTATTTACTCCCCTATTTGGAGCTTCACATCCTCCGAATATCCATATTTTATTATTAAAAACAATTAAATTAATAGCATGCAAAGGATATATAGATGGAAGTGATCCTGAATTTACCCATGTAATCCCATCACTTGAACTCCAAATTATTGGATCATTAGTAATCCCTGTACTTCCCCCAAAAATCCACATCTTATCATCATATACACAACCCGAAATAAAAGATTTTGCTGGAAACGCTGTAGTCGCAGCTATTTGAGTCCAGTTAATTCCATCGGTTGAATTCCATACATCATTATGACGTGAAGCATCACTACCACCAATAATCCAATGTAAGTTGTTAAAGTATAAATAACAAGCTCCTGTCCGGCTATAGAATTGATTAGATATTTGTTCAAATACTATACTCATATTATAAACTTAATTGCCATGATTTTGTCGATATCCCAACTATAGACTGGCTCATTGCAGAAATTTTCCAAAAAATTTGTTGATTGGAATCGACAATTGCAGTAGGTTCTGCTTGTGCTAATCCATATACTCCAGCTACAGCACTATCATAGCAAGCCGCACACGAATTTATATTCGATGAACCAACATCAGCCTCAAAAGTTGATCCAACTTGTAAAAATTCTGTATTAGTAGATTGCGCAGTGTTCGCTTGCAATTTTACGATCATTTTTACCATAGAACCTATGGGAGCTGAGACAGTGAGTAAATTTCTATTCACATTTCCAGCTGCTGCCCCAGGTCTATCAGCAATTACTGTTTTATAGATACACTGGAATAAATCAACAGTCGGTCTGCTAAATTTTGATGGAATAAATTGTGTTGAGGCATTTGTTAAAGCCGCACCAATTATTCTTTTTTTTGTATATCCAGTCGGCATCGTTGGCGAAGTAGAAGATAGTGACATTAGATAATCTACTGCTGATGTTGTAGGATTTAATATTCTATAAAAATAATAAACTTTTGAAGCTGCAAAAGTTCCGGTATCCAACATTCCATTTCCAGTACCTGCGGCCCAAGAGGAGCTAGTTTTTGACATACCTACTACATCCGCAATCCATTCCGTTGAATCATCACTCCAGTGTTTTCCAACTCCAAAATCCATAATAGAATTAGGAGTCCCTACATTATTTGATATACTTCCAAAAGATTCTCTCAAAGAAGCTATTCTTGAAAGAATTTGAGTATAGGTCGCTTTAACCGAAGGGATAAGAGTATCAACAATGCTTGAGAATGTTCCATCTGTTGATATTTTCACACCACTATCTTTAAGTATTTTTCCAGTTATACCGTCAAAAAGCGCAATATCACTATCAACACTTGAAGTAAGAACTTCTATTTTTGAAGATTCTAGGCTTGAAAAATTTGACCATATTTCAGCGTTATTTGCTCTAAGATGATCTCCACGGGCAGCAGCTGTATCACTAAATAAAGGTGTAGGATTAGCCGGTAAACTTGGATCTGTAGGATATGGTAAGCTCATTTTTGCCTCACATCGGTTATAGTATATTCTACTTCTGATACAATCAGAGTAAATGTTTTATTCACGGGCTTAACCCTGCGTAATAATTCTATCAATGTTGCAAGTGCGACCGTTCCACCCGCTATTTGTGTAACTTCAATTGTAATTTCATCTGTAAATATAGCAATTTCCGACCATGTAGAAAAAGTTCCATACCCTTGGCTTAATCCCGTAACAGGAGGAGGTACTTGGGAATCAATCGCATATGTAACAGTTGTAGGATTAGGTGCCCATACTGTAATAGCTTCGGGATTAGGCCTTGCTCCTGCTGGATTAACAAGGCCTAAATCTATATTTGGCATTGAATTTTTTCGCCACGCCACTCCATCACAATAATAAATACTGCCACTATCTCCTGTGCTGTCATCATTAACAATAGCGACCGTTCCCGCTGAAGGTATAGCAATTGGAATATTAACAGAAAATACATAAGCATTATTAAAATCAGTTACTGGTCGAGGTGCACACCAGACAATATTTCCACCTGATAAATAACCTCTTGAATAAGATACAGCAGAAGCCGCTTTTTGTGTCCATCCAGTAGGAGTCGCCCATGCACGTGGAATATATATTGTATCCGCTGGAGTTGCCGGACTTGATGCCGTAGAATAAATTAAAAATCCAGTATCCATTAATGAAGATATTAAATTCCCGGCTGTTATTCCATTTCCGATCATTGTAAACCAAGAAAATGGGGGCAAACTCAAAGTCTGTATAATCATTGATATATTATAAATTGTGCTAACACTCCATGCACTTGACAATAATCTATATAAATAAGCTGCTTGATTATTAGTCCCCCCAAAAAATCCCATTCCGTAAAGAGTTGTCAAATATTCTAGCCATGGAGTACGAGGACTATCCGGATGATTATATAACCAAGGTGTTAATAATAATTGCTTCATATTAACTGAATCATTCGCACGTTTCGAAAGTATATTATTCCACCATAAAACATAATCTTGGGTAGACTGCAAAGCCTGCGCGGACAGGTTAAAATATCCTGGAGGTGTAAGATTGGCAACTGTTAAAGCTGAAACTACATCCATGCCACTACCGCCAGAGTAACATTTATATTTGCCGGATCTATAAAAGTAAACCTGTCAAAATATGAAGTATAATCAGAAAATAATTCATCATTTTCAAAATCAATAAAAGTTTTTGCGCCTCCAATTGTTAATGTGACTAGTGATTCTCCTACAATTTGAGGATCTATAACAACTGTCATAGATGGTACAGAATCAAAAATAATATTTGGAGTATTTGCCATTGTGTCAAGATCGTTAACAAGCCCTTGAATAGTTCCTACTCCAAAAGCAGGAGATATGGTACCCGCCTGTGCATTTACCCCGGTAATAGCTATTGTTGTTACAACCGGAGGATTTATACCATCATCATAAGTAATGTCAGTATTCCCATTTATACCAGAAAGTAACTGCATTAGACGGTTAATAAAATAAACCGCAAAATCGTTCGCCTGTGTAATAAGTTCGGCAGTTGTCGCATTGCTTGAAGCTCTGATATTTATAGTAATTGTAAGAGTAGTTTCAACCGGCTGTGCTACTGTAAAATAATAACTTAAAGGCACTCCTGCATTTAATACAGATCCACTCATAACCACATGTAAAGAACTTCCGGTATTTTGAGAATTTACAAATTCAAGTCTTTCAGAAAGTATTTGAAATATTTGAGCTATCTCCGCAGCCCCCGCCAATATTCCGCTAGGAGTTTTAACGATTAGATTATACCCATTTGCCGGAACAGGAACAGGAGTATTTAACCCGACTTGAGTATTATTTACATAAATATAAGCATCAGGATAATATTTTTTAACTTCTGTTTCGACTGCTACCGATCCATTTTGCGTTCCGTATTGTGTTTTTTCACCGGTGATACGGTTTAAATAAATAGCGTCACTTTCTGCATCTGCACCAGATAAAAACGGTAAAGGATTAATAGCCGTTAAATCCGCAAGACCATCAATTATAAAAGACTGTCCTGAGGGGATATTTCCAGCAAGTCCTTCTTCCATGGCAGTTATAGATACATCTAAAGTCCCGCTTGATCCAGGTACAATTAAAGGCAATGATCCTGTTTCATACTGTTGTCCTGTGGAGGCTGTACATATATTTTCAGCAGGTATAGTTATTGGCAATGCTGTTGGATTTGTTACTACAATATAACCACTAGCTGCAATTTCATCTTTACGCGGATTATTTGGATTCATTAAATCAATCATTGTGCCAATTGGAGACATAAACAACGCCATTGTCTCACCGTTATTTTCATCTATATTGACGCTGGCCTGTGCAAACATATTCGCCAGAATAAGCTCCGGAGGGTTTCCGGGAGCGAAAACAATAGATGCCGGCGCATCTGCAATAATTTCACTTAAAGCAGTGTCCAGAGTAAGGGGAGTGAATACACCATTAGTAACGGGCATGATATCTCCTAACTAACCACAAACATACCGTCTGCACTTGACGATATACTTTGAGGTTGATAATATTTTGTAACTATGCGCTTTATATCTGCGACTTTATCGTTGTTACTCGTTGAAAGTTTCCAAATTAGAGGGTTCCTCCCATACTGATCATCAACAAAATATGATTGTTGCTCACATCTGCACTCGCTCATAGCGTCCTGCTCAAGGCTTTCAATACCAGAAACTTGTTCAGATAAACCGGTTGTAGGATTAAGAACTATATCACCGTTGCCGTCAAGTTTTATTGCCATATCAATATTTAACTTCCATTTCAATAAATTTCATGGGAAAAAATTTACGGTATAATCTTATAAATATATTTTTATCAGGCATTATTATTTCTGCGCATTCTCCATTTAATTTTTTGTGCAAATCTTTTTCATTACGCGCTATTTCCCATTTATTTTTATTTAATCTTTTAAATCTTATAACTTTCATTTATATCCCCTTAATCCAACTTATGATTCTGTGATAAATTTGAAGATGACCATTCAACATATGGAGGGACTTGAGGGAAAGGAGCGATTCCTCCCAAGTCTACAACTCCACCAGAAGGAGCAACACCCGTTGCTCCCCATGTACGAAGGGCTTTAATAGATGCGTCCACATTCTTAGCCCATATTTCAGTAGGATCTCCAAGAACCATTTTATTTGTCCCAAGTCCAAGAGTCATTTTACCTTTAACTACCATGTCGCAAAGAGTCGTAAATAGTTCCGCGAATGTGGCTATTATTACCGGGTTTGACCCGCCATTATCATCAAAAGACCTCACAGAACTATGATCAAACGGGTTTATGCTTTCTGCGCATAATACAATATCATTTACAACCGGGACAATATGATTTGCCGATAATGCTAAAATATCAGGTGCTGATTTACCATCATTACGGGTGTAAAAAGGTGATACAACCCATGTTCCCGTTTCCGTACCAGCTTGTTTAACTGTCGCGCTATAGATCATTATAATAACCCCGATGCTTCATATATAGCAGTCTCCATTAATCCATCTACTCTGAACTGACTCATGACCCAATTATTTGAAGATGTTACTTCACATATAGATTCTTGTCTACTCCATTTTATTAAATATCTTATAATCCATGCATCATAAGAATCATATACTTTTTTTAAAACAGTAGAAGGGGGAGCCGGATTTTTAACCAGTCCCCCGAAAAATTTACTTTGAATATCATTATAGATAATTACTTTATTAAAAAGTTTACAATCAAATATAGCCGATTTAAATTTTATATTTGCATAATTTTCTACACCTAGCCCCCAAGCCATATAACCAACTGATCCGAGAAAAGAAAATTTAGCAGGTTTATAATCTAATTGTTTAGGCGCGCTGGATTGGCCTTCATTATAAAATTTAACTATATTTTTTGAATAATCTATTGTATAAACTAATCTGTTTTGCAAGCATAATTCTGATAAAAGATTATTCAATTTCATCGGAGGAAATATTTTTTCTGTAGCTGGGATCATTGTGGGGTGAGACATGAAACTATAATCAGCGGTCATAGAAGGATTTAATTTATTAAGAAATTTATCCATTTGAGATTTAAAAGAAGATTTTTTGTCGATTTGTACCGCTACTGCTCCTTTGATAAGAATATCGTCAACCATTGCGCCATGCAAAACCATTGTTATAAGTGTTCCGTATGTATCAGGATAAAGAGGAGCGGCATATACAATAAATTTTCTTGATATTGTATTTTCATCTGCGCCTTTTACAACCATGGCTGCATATGTAATATTTGTTTTTATATTAGGAATTTTAAAATTAGGGTCACTCATTTGAGATATGCTATTCGCCGAATTATTAAAAGTAGGAGCAAAAAAAAGTATAAGCTCTGCAGAGGGGGATTTAATACTAGCTGAAAATTTTGATTTTAAAGCTGATCCTAATGGTATTCCTATGTGTTCAAATTGAGCGGAATATTCGCACGAAAATACTTTTAAGCTGCTGATAGATACACTCGGATTTCCTTTAATCGTCGGAACATTCTTCATTACTTCTTTTTGTATTTCTTTTGTACTAAATCTGTCATCGCTGCTCATTGCATCAATGACAACAATTGGAAAAAGAGATCTATTGAACGTATAAAAAATTAACATTAGTAATCTATCCGATAAAATATACAGTTTTCATCCGTTATTCTTAAAGAAGGAATTGCCCCTGTAGAAAACAGCCCGCAAAATATATCTCTCCCTGGCATTGCATAAACATAAGCAATCTGTATATCTTCGCCAGTTGAAGAATCATATATTAAAACTTTATCTCCATTATCATCTGTAGAATCATATTCCCATGTAGCGACCGCTCCGTCCTGACATTGTATTGAAGACCGGGTACCCTGCGCAGGAGTTGGGAAAGAAAATTGTGTTGTTATCAATGTTTCATTTATATTTTTCCAATTGCTCAAAATAAACCCCCTATTGTTGAGCCAACACTTGCAAGGGGACTTACAATTTCTCCAGCAATAGCAGAAACAGCACCGGCAAGAGTTGAAACATTTCGAGGTGTAAACTGTTCCCTTATCCTTAATTTTAGAATAATTCCGTCTTTTCCCCCCTCGTGTGATGCCTCAATATCTTCTATATACCATGCTGAAGAAAGATAAGGGGTAGCTTGCTGTAAAACTCCAAGAGAAAAATAATTGCTTAAAATCATAATTGGTTGCATATTATTTTTCATTTGGACAAGAGATGATATTTGAGAAGAGACATAACCAGTAGTTAAATTAGATAAATTTGGTAATATTGCCCCATATGATGCTATAGAATTTATTATAGCTGCAATTGCTGTCAAAGCAGTTTGAACAATTTTAAATAAATCGGGATTCTTCCCGTCATGTTCTGACATTGCCAGTGAAAGCTCCATTGTTGATGGCTGAATAACCGAACGGGTTTTCATTTCACCAACTTGAGTTAATGCGCCCGGTAAATTAGCAGATGCATGCATAGTTTCTTCAGGGATTTCACATAAACAAAAAAGCGGAGTCGGCGCGCCCGGGCATGGCATACCAATAATTACTGCTGAATTAACAAGAGAAGTAATCGCATTTGTAATAAGAGTCGCTGGATTTAAAGTAAAACTCATTTATCAAACCTCGGAATTGTTGGTCTATATTCCGACGGAATATGAAGTTTATCCATAACCGTATTAGCTGTATCAACCATTTTTTTAATAGTTTTTGGAAATTCTGCGAGTGCATTTGTAGCCGTAACGATCGCCCCAGCAAATTGAACCCCTGTATCGACTAATTGTAATTGCATTTTATTTAAAGATTGATCCATAGTTTTAAAAGTTGTTGCAGCATCACCGGCTGTCGTAGCTTGAAACATTCCAAAAGTCTGAGATTCCGCTCTATTTTTAAAACCTGCATTTGTTTCTTGACCGACTTGGCCTTCTTTGCTCTGGATTAGTTCACTATTATTTTTTAATAACGAAGTTTGTATTATTTGCGCCACAGATGGAGGTAATCCAGCTGTTTGATTTGTAATTTGCTGTAGCATCCATCCCTTATCTGTTCCTGTTGATTCCCAATTACCAGAAGCAACCCTGCTAAGAGCTGCGGTATCTTTTTTATCTACTAACTCATTTAAAACATCTTGCATCGGTTTTTTTATTTTACCAAAAGAACTGGAAATTGCCATAACCAACTGAGCATGTTCCGAATTTGACATGCCTCCTTTATTTACTTCATCCCCACCGTAATATTTAGTAGTTGAATTTCTAGCAGAAAGTCCATATGCTCCTTCTGCTGATTGTTTCGCCATTGTAAGCGCACCGGATGCCATGTCTACCATAGAATTAGTTATATCAGATAAACCTTTAGGGAGTTGGCCCAAAGTATTTCCTAAAACTGAAATACCCGATAATGCAGTACCCAAACCGGAACTTGCAGACTTAATAACATTTAAAGGATCAAATGTCGCTGCTGAACTTGCAAAATCTTTTGTTGCATTACCGAACTGTTTTGCTCCATAAGAAAACTTGTTAATATTTTTTTCTTGCTGTTTATCTTCTTTTTTTTGTTCAGGATTCGGCTGCGTGGAAGATGTTGTAATTTGTGCTTGACCCGTAATCCCAGCCATACTTGCCATTGATTTAACCGAAGACATAGCTTTTGAAATATTACTTTTACCCATATCAATAACAGGTTTAAGCTTTGAAAGATTGTTAGCTTCCTTTTTTACTTTAGCAATATTGGATAGGACAACATTCTGCCCTTTAACTCCAATACTAACAAAAAATTCATCTAAAGTCCCTGCCATATTTTAGCTTTCCTTTCCAGTCTTTCAATTTCTTCAGAATCAATCCTTTCAGCTTCAGTATAAGACAAAATATTTGTAACGATCAAAAAATCATAATCGATTATAGATATGGGGTAAAAAAAAAGTTCTCCGCTATCTGTGAAAGAAGCTGTATAACTTCAGCGTCAACCCCAGAAAAATCTTTAGAAATGGGAACTGCGCCTATTGTAATACATCTCTGAGAATTAAGTTCTTCAAGAGCCGACATTATAGAATATTCTCGACAACGTGCAATCCTTAAGCTGTTATTAGGTTTGTTGATCGTATAATTTACACTATCATATGTAAAAGTAACTTTATCCTTATTATACTCTACAATTTCAGCAAGTCTGCACACTGAAATTTTTTTTCTTAATTTTTCAGATTCAGGAGCAGTTGACTTTAAAAGATTAAGCCAGTTTCTTTCTGCTTCTGTCGGGGCTGAAGTAGTTCCATCCCCGATCTCAATACTATTAGCATCTATAAGCATAAGCCTTTCTCTTGATATTTTTGGTAAATCATTGTCGTTTATTCTTTTATCACCAAAAATCATATTTCAGCTCCTGTCGAAGGATCAACCACCGCAACATCTCCAAAATCTATTTTAGCAGTGACATATCCTTTTCCCCGTGCGACTGAAGGAATAGGAGGAGTTTTGAAAAAACATCTTTGATGTCGGTGTATTCTCGCACCTTCTAGGGATGCGGTATCATACTTATAATAAAAATCAAAGTTGAATATTTTCTGAATCCGAGCCTGTCCCCATGACAAGAGCTTATCATAATCAGTGCCCAAAAGAAATGTCACATCCCTTTCTCCAGCCCTGGGTAAAGATTGCATTACAACATCCCTTGTCCCATCGGCAGACATAAACCTCTCACCTCTTTCAGTTTTCATGGTTATTTCTCCGAGAAGTTCATCCTCATTATACATCGTATCTCCTGAAAAAGAGATAGTTTCTCCTGACATTGGATCAGTAAATGTTGCGATACACTCACCAATCGATATTGATAATGATTCCTGTCCCATTTACTTACCTCTTAATTAAAATTAAATAGAATTGTTGCATAATGAGTTGCTGAAAAAGGTCTTATTTGACCCACAATACTTCCTACTGGAATTATACCTTGACTCTGCCAAGACGGATTAAGTCCATCAATCTGAGTTTTAGATTTCATAATCAATGTATAATCGGCCTTATTAGTTTCATCAGTTGAAATTACTCCCAGGCTCCATAAAATTCCAAGTGCAGTATTAACAAGAGAATAAAGTTTACCAACTCCCTTCATACTTGCTTCAAGTCCGGTCTGCCCAGCAGCCTGAAGAGCATTCCTGCAAAATACAGTTACATAATCGTCAATATAATCCTCTGCAATAATTGATTCTATTTCCGGCGTTGTCGGGGGATTAACAGAGCTGTTCATATATGTATCATAGACAAAAAGTGAGCCGGCCTGATCTTTTGCACCGTTATATTGTGCTAAAGAATTAGACTCTATATATGATCTAGTTGCAGCATTATATGTGTCTCCATTTACGCCTGGTAAATCGTGACAATCAGAAAGAGAACCAATTGAACGTGCAGGAGATCCTCCATATAAAGACCAGCATAACGCCGCAATAAGAGGATTATGGTAAACATCTGTGCTTGTCCCGACTGTGGTATAAGCATTTGTTATTATAGATATTGTTCTGGAATTAAGAGTAAGAGCTCCACCGAGAAGAAGTTCAGCCGGCAAAGTCCCATCATTTGCCATTGAAAATGAATGAAAAAATATTTTACGGAGTGCAGGAGTACACCATCCAGAAGCAACAACGCAATCAGCAAGGAATGTAACTGAATCTGTTAATCCATTTGTTTGTGAAGCTACACTCAAAAAACTCCATGAACGCGGACTATAATTTGCTTTTGTTAGCATTGCTGTAGTTAAAGCAGTCCCGCCGGTGCTTAAAACATAAACCTGGTCATCTTGAACGCTTCCGGCAAAAGCAGTTTCAAGAAATTTAATAGTACCAAGAGCCGTTGGATTAGCCGCCGAAAACGCCGCAACCATAGCTGAAGTTACTCTGATAAGTCCTGAATTGGAATCAGGAGTATATCCAGTAATAGTTTCCCGTGTGGCTACAACCATGCTACGGGGCAATGCACCAAGCGCGCCGGTTGTTGCCTGTGAAACAACTTGTATAAAATTACTTGCCATTTAAAGCACCTCAATCTTCAAAATTTATGCTATCCTCAACAACTTCCATAGCTTTATCAATTGGAACATACTCCATTTTATCCGTAATTACATGAGATACCACGGTCTGACATTTAAAAATTAAACCTTTTTGTAATATCTCAAGACCACCTTTAAAAGTAAATTCTGGGGTCTCATCGTGATTTAAAACATTTGCTATTCCTGACCAGATTAAATAATCTGGTGAAACGATTAATTCTCTTGCAGTTTCATATGGTATAAATAAAGCTGCATCGTTTGATCTTTCATGTTTTGCAGCTGTAAAAAAGTTCATGTAATAATCAAAATCTGTTAAAGTCCCGCTTCTTACGCTTCCATTCGGCTGTCGTTTTGTTACTCTATAAGTTGATTGAATATAAGGATATTTAACCGGTTGCGCTACAGTACCATATTTATAAATCGGGCAAGTAATATCTTGCGCAATTAAAGCAGTGTTTAACACCTTATTCATTTCATAATATTTTTCATTCAGTGTCATTTTCTGCGCCTGAAATTGGCATTTCATCACATGTCGCAATTACCGTATTATTACTATTTTCTTCAACAGGTGACCAATCTATAACCCTATAAACTTTATCTCCGTGAGTGATTGAATCTGGTTGGCCTACAGGAGCCGAAGGAATTACAATTGTTACCCCGCCCGTTACTATAATACCAGCCTTTTCAAGTCTTTGAATATCATTTGCCTGTAAAGCACCAACCGAAGCAGGACTAATTATATATACCGGCGTTACAACCGCTGAACCGTCACCCGCCGAATCGTCAAAAGTAGGATAATTTAGAGTTACAGTTTCACTTGATATTCTGTTAGCCGTCAATCCCTGCATCCCCCTTGTTTTCATCAGTAACCGGCACCGGACATTAACAATTTAGCCTGTCTTCGTTCTGTCATTCTGCGTCTAAATCTTTCTGGATCATTTTGAGAAAAAGAAGTTGTTACGCCATTTTGTGAAACGCTTTGAACTTCTGGGAATTTATTATCAACAGCCAATTTATAACAGGCTGTATCGAGTATCTGTTCGATATAATCATTTTCGGGATAATTCCCAGGCTCTACCTCTCTTTGAGCTGAGAGAAGGTACTCTGTTATCTCATCAACACTTACGGCTGGATTTGCCAGCCGTAAGGTCAAAGAGGTTATAAAATCAGAGAGAGCGTACATGATAGCCTATGCGTGTACATCAAAAACAAGATCAAAAACCTGACCCCGCTGTATAACCATCGGGCCGCCAAAAGTAAGGCTTGCCGCATAAGATGATCTTTGCTCACTTACTACACCTGTAGTTACTCTAGGAGTAGCTGTCGCCATAGGAGAAAGAACACCTTTTAAACCTGTAGGTGCGCCGTGTACAACTGCAACAATGTGATTGTACTGCTGAGTACCCAGAGAGTTTATTCTTGCGTTGAGAAGACCTGAAGTTTTAATTTCAATGTCCCCAATAGTTCCACCGACTGCAAGTTTAAGAGCTTCGCCGAGAGTTCTGTTAAATGTTCCAGTAGAAAGATATTGAACCAATATCGCATAAAGTCCGGTAGGAACATAAAGAACAACTTTTTTACTAGTTGCTACGTTTGTTAGGGCAATCAGATTAAGAAGTCTGACAATATCCTGGTAAACATACATTGGGTTTGCTGCTGCTGACAAAGGAGCAATAAGAGCCGCATCATCTGCCGGTTTGTAATTGTAATTTTTAATCTGCTGTACAAGTTTAGTCGGATTTGAAGCCCAATCGGCAGCTGTAGCCAACGCCGGAGAAGCTGTTCCTGCTGTTCCCAGAGCAAGCATAATTGAAGGTGAAAGTAACCCATATTGTCCGGTCTCGCCGTCAAAAGCAGATGCGCCTGTACCGTCTATAAATATTCTTTCAACTGCCTGCATAATCTGCTGATCAATAACGCTGAAAAGCTGATTCTGGAGAATAAACCCCGCCAGAGCTGGAGCGATTGAGCGAGCATAACCCATAAGAGCCTGCTGCTGTTCGTTTTCAATTATAAAGCCCTGTGATTCTGTATGAGCTGTTTTAAACTCATTGATAAGAGAGATTTGAGCCAGATTGTTAGAATATGTTCTGTCGTCTCCATAAGGATTAAGATCTCCAAGTCTTCCTTTAGATGAACCACTTGATTCTACACGGGGTATTCTGAATCTTGAAATCGCCCCAGCGGAAGCCGCTACTTCTGCGGAAAGCTGAACCGCGTCCCCTTCCTCAATAAAAGACTGAGTAAAAGTCAATTGTTCAAAAAGCTGTTCTGCAAGTTGCTGAAGTCCTGCAAATTGGTCATATCCGGGATTTCCAAAATATGCATTAAGTGCAGTGGCTTCGGCAGTCTCAAAAGAGCATCCGGCCTTCATTGCATTTTGTGCGATTGTATTAAGCTTGCCACGGAGTCCATGTGCCATATCAACAATATGGTCAATTGAAGCACCGCCAAATTTTATTTGTAAACTTTTAAATGCGTCATTGTGACCTTTAGAAACTGGATTCGCCACATCAAGAAGAGCATTATGCAATGCAATATATTCTTTACGTCCTGCAATTTCATTAATAGGAGCAAGCCCTTCTGTTCTTTTTGAATCCGCATAACCATTTCTGATTACAAGCCAATTCCTGAAATTCTGTTCTGCTATTTGCTGAGATGTTATTTTTTTCATTGTTTACCGTCCTTATATCACTAAACTTGTAAGACGGGCAAAACAATAGCCTGACTTAAGTTGATTAGTTGTCTGCTGGCCGGGTGTAGTGAAAAATACATAACCAGGGAAAGCAACATTACCGGAAGATGTCAGAGTAAGAAGTCCGGCTGGAGTTACATAAGAAACTTTTCCAGATACAGGATTGTAACTTGCAAGCATTGGGGCTGCTACAACCGCATCGAGGTCTATAATCATAGCCGCCATATCACCGCTTGAATATTCACCAACTGTCTGATTAATTGTTGCACTTGTCTGAGAAGCAGCTTCCAGAAAGCCTACTCCAATTATAGAATAAGTATTTGTGCCATCATTATAAGCAGCTGCACCAAGAACAATTTTCATTCCTATGCCGACAAATTCCTGAAGCGTTACAACTGATCCTATCGGGGCTGTAGTTACTCCTGCACCTGAAGGAATTACAAACGGTACATTATCAACTCTGCGAATGTCAAATTGTACCGCGCCTTTTTTCGGGTTTGTTTCCCCTATTCCAAGTGTTATACCGGGCATTAGAACACCTCCGAAGTATGTGAATTAGCCGCACTATCCGGCTTTTTTTCTACCATTTCCGCATATTTCGCATTGACCGCTATAATACGGGCTGCCGGGTCAATTTCCTTAATCCCTAGCATATTTGCAAGAGATACAAAAGAAGGTGTTTTTGAACCGAAGTCGATATTAAGAGCAGTACCTACAGCCGCTACAAGAGCCTGTGTTGGCTTGGCATTTTCAAGAGTAGTATCTTCTTTGCTATCCTTTGATTTTTTTTCTTTTCCCTCTTCCGCTTCTTCTTCTGGTGTTTCCTTACCTTCATAAGCTGCGTTTTCAGCTTCTTTTTTCTTCATTTCTTCATTTTCATCTTCAAGGTTTTTTACCTTGTTCTTCAGTTCTTTAATCTCGTCTTCTGCATTGCGAGCAGCCAGTTCTTCCTTGACCGCATTTTTAACGATTGCGGCTATTTGTTCGGGGGTCATTTCTGCCATACGTTTTTCCTCACTTTTAGAATCCTCACTTTTATAAATTCCGTCAGTATTTACTACTACGGCGTTATTCACTGGAACAGTATTTCTAACTTGTATTTTATTTTCGGGATCTCTTACGCTTTGTGTTAATGCTATATGAGTTACTTTTAAATCATGCGCAATCGCGTTGTATTCCTGTCCGTCTGGAGTTACACCTGATTTTACTTCAGCTATAAAATCAATAAAAGCACTTGCTCCAAATTTATCTTTATCAATATTTTCATTGATATAATCAACTTGATCTTTTCCTTTAACAACTCCGTCAAGTATAGCCGCCTTCTTAATTTCATCATAATGAACTGTAGAAGCCCATCCGTCTATTTTTTTATTTTTTTCATTCGTTGTTGCGCCATGTCCAACTCCTACCACAAAAGGAGCGAGTTCAAGATTTTTAAGAAATTTTTTAGATGAAACTTCCTCTGGAGGATAATAAAGATGAATATTTTTACCGGCAAGTCGCGGGTCATTTATTTTAAGTTCTTCGGGAGTATAATTTAAAACCCCAACATGTAAAGCTGGTACGGTAATTTTTAATGATGCTATTCTTTCGGAAGTATCATTTTTAACACTATACCGAATTTCTGGAATTCGTTTTGTATACTTTCGTTTAACCGGTTTTGGGGCAGGTTTATTTAAAATTCGTCTGATTATTGATTGTATATTCATAGTTTTTAATCTCAACTATTTCCCGCGCCTAACCTTTTCGTCTTCAGCAATTCTTTTTGCTCTATCTCTGCCAATATCCCTGTTAATTTGTTTATCTCTTTGTATGGCTAATAAAATGGATCTCTTAAATTCCTCATCAGACATTCCATATTTTTTATTATCAAATCCGAAAGGGTCTTTTTTCTCCATTTCATCATATAGTCTCAAGAGTTCGGTGTCTGATTTTGCATTCTTTGCAGAAAGTTTTTCAATTTTATTTTTTAATTCTTTTATTTCTCTATCTCTGGAGTTTCCTGCTAATACTTCTTTCACTGCGTTTCTTGCTATTGCCGTCAACTGTTCAGGGGAAATATCCATTTAAAATCTCCTTTGATTATTTAATGTTACTAATTTCTTATTTTGTAGCACTTGTCAAGCATTTTTTTCATATACAGTGTAATTACGTAATACTTTTTCTCTTTCTGGTGCTATTTCTGCCATACACCGGCAACCAAAATCCGTCCCTGCATTCCCTTTATGTTCCTTGCCGTATTTTGTAATTGTAGTTGGAGGATCTGCAAACAGAAAACATTTACCGTCAAGCTGCATGTGTGTGTTTCTTACCCGTTTATCTTTTTGAGTTCGCCAGAAATATCTATCACTAAAATGTTGAATAATACGCTCATTTATTCCAGTTCCCAAATCATAAGCATTTTCCTCCCCATGTTGTTTTGCCAAGTCTTCAAAATTATCTTTAAATGAAAAGACCTTGTAAACAGTTTCATTCTCTTTAGCATCATAAAGCTTATCAATAACCTTTTGAGCATCTTTCTTGTCTTTAAGTTCTGCGAGGGCTTTTTCAACTAGGTTATTTTGCTTTTCATTTGCAATTACTTTTAAGGTACTTTTAAGTGCTTCCTGTTTTCTAAGCCATTCGGTAACCCAACCATCCAACGTGCCTCTGTAGACATTCATACCTTTCTGTCTGTAATGCTTTTCAAGTTCGTGCCGGTATTCACGGGAAAAATGTAAAGCATGTTCGTTATAATCCCATTCTGCTTCCTGATCGGTTGAATCCGTCCAGATAGTATAGGCATAACGGGAAACTGCATTTCGCCATCGAGGAGCGAGTTTTTCAAAAATATCAATCATCTTCTTTTTCTTTTTTAAATTTTGATAATTCATTTATAGCCAATACTCCTTGGCAAGCATGTATTCCAAATCTGAAAGATTCGGTAGAAGTATCATTTTTTGTCCCGTGATATTCTATCCATTTATTCCAAGCGTCTACCAATAAATCACTTATTTCTTTTAATTCTTTAGTTTTAATATTCATTTAATTTTATTTCATCTCTTCTACTTCTTTTGAGCCGTTTATATTCTCTTGTTTATATTCAGGGTCTAAATCCTTTAAAAGAGATTCAAACTCGCCTATATGTGTTTTTTCTTCTTTGATCACATCCAATAATACTTTTTTAACCAATGGATTTTCTGCCATATCAGCCAAAGAAGTATAAAGATTTATTGCGCTTATCTCTGATGCAATAGCCGTTCTCAATATTTGGCTGCAATCAGTAGAACCGGATTCAATTTCAGTAGTAGTAGATAAGTTTAAAAATGATTCTTTTACTGCGTTCTTTATAGTCATTGTTAATAAGTATTCATTCATGCCATTCCTCTTTTAAGATAATGGGCGAGTAAGAATTGATTTTTTACTTTCACCTGATCTAGGATTATCTTGAATTTCTTCAACTTTAACTAATTTTACATCTTCTGATAGAAGTCCTTCATCTTTAAACGCTTTTTCAAGTTCCGGATAACTTGCCATTCTTATGAGCGTTTCTACTTTTTTACTGTTTAAATCTGCTTTTTCTTGTTCTGTCTCATCATATATATTTTCAAATACAATGTCAAATTCATCTTCTTCAATTCCCATTTCTGATAATTCTTTATCATACTGGATCATTGTATTGACCATAAATCTAAGTAAAGGCTCTATCATATTTACTTGATACCGAGAGTTAATATTTTCGTTAGTACTTGCAATTTGAAAAGCGGCTTGGCTATACGCTGCATTGCCCCCTCCAAAGAAGTATTCCGGCGCGCACCCGGTGACAGAACCTATAAAATCTTTAAAAACTGTGGCAATATCCGCTGTACCTGGAGAAATATTATTATTTAATATGTCGAGAGTCATTCCTTTAGCTTGCTCAATCGGGGTACTGACACCCATAGTCTGCGAAAGTCTGTTTAATTGAGCTTTCATTTTTGCAAGCATTGTATCAGTACTTATTTCTCCTTCCATTTTTTCAATTATAATTTGGGAGCGAACAAGCAAAATTTTAAGAATATGAACGTATAAATTCCATGCTTCTGCAGCTGTTCTTAACTGAGGGAGTCTGTTTAAACCTACCCCAAAAAGAGGCTCAAATCCAGGGCAAGTAAAAAATGCCGAAACTCCATGTTTAAGCTGTGCCCCCATGCAGTAAATGTCCCCCACTTTCATAGGAGAATAAGGCTGTGTAACTCCTGAATAAGAGCTACCCATTGCATAAGCAAATTGAGTGTCATTAAAAACATTGAAGGTCACGGAGTCCCCCCGCTGAATAGGTACTACGAGAGAACCCCGCGGAGAGAGGAGGGAATAAAAGAGGGCATCTTTAATAACGTGTTTTATTTTACGCTTATGAATTAAAGTTTCAACTGCTTCATTAAATTTCTTATTCTTGGTCTCGATTGTAGGAAATTTCTTTAAAGCTATTGATAAAGGTCTGTCAACCATTTCGGCCAGTGTCGGCATTGCAAGGTAATCTATATAATTTATACGGTAAGGGGAATAATCAATATAAGACATGAGGGTTGAAGGATCACCAGTCACATTGATCTTTACCGCACCGTCTGCAAAAACTGAGTTAAAAGCCGATGTGAATTTACTTTCTGCTACCTGACTTGCTTTAACCAGTTTATCTTTTAAATCTTCTGTAGCGTTTATAATTTCTGTGATATATGGTTTAAATTCACCACTTTTTATATTCTTAACCCGATCATGTTCCCGCTGCGCATAGGCATATACAAGATTATTCTGATTTATATTATTATTGCTGTTTTGGCTGTTTTTTATTTCTTGAAGTTCCCGCATTGCGCTGTTTATAATTCCATCGATATTGTGGACTTCAAAGGCGTTTCTTATTTCAGTTACAAGCTGTTTATTCTGTACAACTTCATTTTCGGGAAGTAAGGCCAGTTTTTCTACAGCGTCAACCATTAAGGATAGCTGTTTATATGCGTTCATATTCTGTGCTCCATTATATTATTTAACCGTGCGAACTCACAATGATATTTAAGAGCGGCGATATTATAAGCAATAGCAGCTTGATCTTTTGTTTTAAATGATCCTAGATAAATATCTTTAAAATTTATACAAATTTGTGACCTCCATTTTTTAACTGCTTTATTAAAATAAACTCCCTTATATCCCGAAGTATTATTACTTTTTTTCATTGCATTTCTACTATTTTGTGCAATTGTAGATTCTCTTAAATTCAATCTCTGGCAATCAAGTCCATTACCGTTAATATGATCTGTCATATTAAAACCTGTTAACTGCCTATGAAGAGCTATCGTATATTGCTTTCTATTTTTCGTAAAATTACGAACTAAATAAAATGTATTTCTGTTTTTTTGTATTTTCCATTTGTATTTTTTAAATTCTTCCCAATCTTCGTCATCAATTAAGACTTCATGCCTTCCATGGTTTTTACTTTCAATTATAAATATCATTTTAATCCTCTATTTCATAAGCAAGATTTTTTAGCATAAGTCCTGTATCGTATAAAGGCTTGCCAACACCTTTTGATCCTTTTAATTCTTTCGCCCTTGTAGTTGACGGCGCGTTTCCCTGTAATTCTGAACCGCTTTTAATAATTCTCTTTGCTTCAGCGATTGACTGCTGACCGATTGCCGTTAAAAATACCCGTTCTATTTGTTTAAGATCTCCCTGATTATAAAGAGCATAATTCTTGACATTTTCAAGATAAGCCTTTGCATGTTTTGCGATTTCTTCCGAAGACAATATTTTTTCAGCGGCTATCTGGAAAATAGGCCGGGGAGGGATAGTTTCTGTCCCGTAATTATTATAAGCCATAACATCGCTTAATTTAGTACCGTCTTCATATGTTGCGGCTTTAACGCCAAGTCGGACTTCCATTAATTCATTACCGTTGCCCCTATAATATGTCAACCCTCACTATACTATTTATTCCAGTTGCCATAATATAAACATCAATTCTAGAACTGGAAGAAATTATTTCTAAATTTGTATTCTGAAAAATAAGGACACCTTCACTTTGCTTTGTGGGTGCTACCCCCCCTGTTATTTTATAAGTATAAAAATATTTATTTGTCTCAAAACCTGTTTTCCTGATATTCCCGCTAAGAATGCTCGTCGCAACTTTTGTCCATACTTCTTTTGTGCATGTTGCAAATGTTGGATTTGCCATTATTTACACCTATTCCATTCCATGATTATAATATCTCTATTGTAAAATTTCTTGATGTAACGTTATTAGAAATTGAGGCTGTACCCCATTTATAAGTTACATCGATTATCTGATCTATTGTAGTATCAATTGTAATATCCGTTGCGCCTTGTAGTACCCTGAAAAGTCCCGCGCTTGCAACCGTAATATCTTTAAAGAATGTTTTAGCAGCTCCTGCGATTTTTCCAGTTGCACCGATTTCTCTAATGGTAAAATATCCTTCAAGGTCATAATAAATATTTTGCCCTAAATTAGTCAAAGTTATTATACTCGATAAAAGCTCGACCGCATTCATTTTAAATTTCAATGTTGCTGTTGGAGTTCCCGTATCCCCTAAAATGCCATAAGATTTTATCTTGATAATATCGCCAACTTTTAAAGTATTTGCCGGTATTGTTCGTGATCCGCGCGCGCCCGTATCATTAAACATGCTTGTTTCAATATCGGAATTTGATAAAATCTTATTAGCAATTTGAGCATAAATAAATTTATACCCTTCAGTAATTTCTACGGTAACTATATCCATTAGTTTATTATCTCCCAAGATCCTTTGATATAGACATATACGTCCCCGTCAGTAGTTGTAGTTTCAATTTCATAAAGATAATTTAAGGCGTCAATATCAATAATCTGTTTATCAACTACGATCAATCCGGGGGACGCCTCATCAAGAGTCAAGCCCTCTCCATTTATTAAGGTTAATGTAGCCGGAGCATTTTCAGAAAATTTCAATTCCATTTTAGCGGAAGCTATAGAAAGAGGTAAACCGTTTTTTGTTATTAAAAAACCTATGCCCTCAAAGGTCGTTCCCTTGATTACTGAATCTATAACTTTTATAATATACTGTGCCATACAATACCTTTTTCACGCTTATTTTTAATTGTCAACTATAATTTAATGATCTTGCCTATGCCCCAAAATATATCACTTATCTTTTCCGGTTTATCTCTAAGAAAATCATCGCAGGCAACTTTAACACCGGGGAGCATCTCGCCTTCCAGATCGTGTATGAGGATAATCCCGCCTTTAGACATCTTATGATAAACCTTATAAAAGCTGTCCATTATAGATGAATAAAAGTCCCCGTCAAAAAAAGCAAAACATATTTTATCCGGATATTGTTCATCGGGTATATCGCAAAACCAGCCTTTATGAACGACTGGACATTCAAGACCGGCATCGGCAAAGGTCTGTTCAAATTCATGCTGCTCTTTCTTCATGTCGCCTTGTTTACAAAGATCGCCGTCAATTTCTAGCGGTTCTGGGAGTCCTTGAAATGAATCGTACACATGAAAAGTTTTATCTGAATTCATAGCATCCAGTAGGCGTCTGATATATAGGGAGGTTGTTCCGATATTACAGGCGAGCTCTACTGCGTCACCCGGTAGAGTTAATGTCTCAAGCAGATTATCAAGAATATACATTACTTGAGGGATGTTTACCAGCGGTGAAATTGTCTCTTTATTTCCATTTATTATTTTATAAATCATTTATATACCTTCGTTATAACTATTTAAAGTTGTTGAAAAATGATGTTTTGCATAGCATTTTTCTGATCCAGTATAATTATCCCCAGAAAAATGTTCTCTTTGGAAAAACCACGACGGGAATATTTTAACATTCTGAGCTGTCTTTTTATACATCTCCCCTACATATTTATTACCGGTTTTTCTGAACGGTTCCATATCTCCCGTAATACCGTCTTTTTTTAAGCCGTCAATCAGTTCTTTAGCAAATTTAGAACCCTTTACAGCAGCCAAAAGAGGTTGAATAAATCCCGGTCTTGATTTCTCATTTTCCCAAAATGAATATGAATCATATTGATCTGTAAATAATTCATTTATCGGTAATAGACAGGTAGTATCCGCATCCATAAAGACACCGCCATATCTAAATAATATTTCATACTGTACCACGTCTTTAAGTCCATGCCACATTTTTTTAGTGTAATAATAATCAACAAGTTTCTGATTTTCCCATTTTTCAGCAAATATTTCTTTTTCTGTCCATAGCCTGTATAAAAAATCTGGATTTTTTTCTCTCCATGTCTGCATCCATTTTAAAGGGGCGGGATTATCTGAAACCCATAATTGATGAATCTGTTTTGGAATTACAAATTTCTCATTATCAATAAATTTATAAGCTTCCCTATTAAGTCCGTTATGGCCTACAAGTGAGGGCTTATGGTCGTTATGATCTATCAGTGAGGGTATAGGGAATATCATCTGAAACTTATTTTTCATAACCCACAAAGAAATCCTTTCATCATCATGGCATTCTGTTAATGTGTCATAAAATTCGAGCATGGATTCGATTTGATTAGTCGGCAAGCAAACTGCAACTCCCCCACGGTTACGGCCTTCCAGCTGATAACCTTGAATTTCAAATTGTCTCATCTTCGCTGCGTCGTATTCAGGCCGGATAAAAAAGTTATACCCATACACCGGACGGCAATGTGATATTCTCTCAGACTCCATGTCTGTTATAAACTGTTCAGCCCGTTCTTTAAACCGATGGCAGATGATAGCATCATCCTGGATAACAACGTGGAAATCCGATTTTGGGTCGTGCATCATCCATGCAGCTTTACAATTTTCTATCAGATTGTTTTTCTGATCGATTGAAAAAGGAACTTCTCCAAGTTTTTCTCGTAAATAAGGAAAGTTTTTTGATCGGGAAGGATGAGCCATAACGGAAATAGAAAGTTTAATTTTCGGTATTTTCGGAGAGTCTAATTCGATTATATCCCCTAAATCTAAATGCATTTTTATAATAGCATATGGATATTTATTTTCAGGGATATAATCACCATATTTATATTCGTTAAAGTTTTTTTCTTTATTGTTCCACATTAAATTCATAAAATAAAATTTATCTCCTTTTCAGAATATTCAATGCTTTGACATATTCAGCTATTATTTCAGATGTTCCTAAAGCTTCCACTCCCCCGGCTAAACTATCCGCTTCATCATCATGGTCAACATCCTTATGATAGCGTGAAACTCCGATACTAAAAGCCTGCTGCGTTCCCTCTAATATTCTCATACTTTCTTTTTGCGATGTTATTGTTGCCATGATTCTTTCATGCTTATTTCTACTTTGATGTTTCCATGTCCACAGGTTTTTAACTTCATATTTAGCTTCGTCCTGTTTAAAAGCATCTATAAAGAATATAGTTGAATCCCCTAATTGACTTTCAAATACGGTTTCTATTGGAGTATATATATTTAAAAAGTCAAGCATTTCTATTCTTATCTGATGATCCGCAATAGAATGTTGCCAGCTCATACCGGTAAATATAATTAAATCTTTACTTACGCCCACAATAGCCACAGATGTTCTATCAGTACCTTTCTTTTCTGAAAAGCTTGAATCTATAAAAGCAAGGCAATATTGGCAATCCCATAAGGGAACCGACATAAAAGCCCCCAGGGTTTCCCTGTCTTCTACATGCTTTAACATGTAGTTACACATCCATTCAGAATTTGGCAATCTTCCTTGCCGAGCAGCAATTTCTTTCATTTCATTCTCGGATAAATTTACAGTCCCAAAGGGGAATTGGCGCTCTTCAAATATTTCTTTTGGAAATATTGAAAAAACATCGCTTTCATGCCAGGGTGTGCCGGATAAACGAGTCTGCCCTAATGGATCAATAAGATTGTCTAATTCTTGGAAATAAGCAATAGTCCATTTTCTTTCTGCTGCGCTGTATCTATCATCTATGGTAACAATATCGTCCGACCATATATAATCAAAGTGCGCTCCGGTTATAGAAGCTCCTACTCCTACCGCTGACATAGAAGGATCAGGAGTAATTGTACGTTTAAAAGAAAAATTAGTACGTTCCGATGACCATATTTTTGTTGAGGCATTAACTATTTCCCATCTTGAATATAAGTATAAACGAATAACATCAGAGGTAAGCATATGTGTTTGAATGGTTTTAAGTATAGCAGAGGCCAAATCCCCCGTTTTTCGCACTATAAGCAACCTCATATTCGGGTAGCAAAAAAAAAGCAAAATCATAGCTACGATTCCGCTTGTTGTTTTATAACTACCTCTATGGGCTTGTAATACGTCAAACTTCTTATATTTTAAGAAAATCTTTATCCATTTACCGTGAGTTTCTGTTAATTTATCATAGCCAAGTAAATGACCGAATTCATGGGGATTTTCTAACCAGTCATCTAACGCGGATACATGATCAATCTTTTGTAGTGATGCCATGTTTTTCAAGTACGGATTTTACAGCGGTATCCTGATCATTCAGCATATCAAATTTAACGCTTACTTTCTGCTCTTTCATTCCTAAAATGCTTGTAAGTTCAGCAAGAGAACCTTTTTTATCATGGAGCTCAATTTCAATTATATCAGTGGCGGTTGTTACTTCCTCATCTTCAGAATAGCTTTCTTTAATCCTTTTTATCTTAATTTTCTTTATAGCCCTGGTATCTATCTTATCAAAGTCCCTGGGAATTAACATACCATCTTTATATTCCATGACATTATTTATATCAGAATAACCGAGGGCTTTTAATTCATCGAAAATAGAACCAATCTCTTTTTCCTTTTCGTTCCATATTTCATTGATTTTTTCCTTAATTGCCTCTCTTATGTTAGTATTTGTTAGTAATTTGCTTGCGTTTACTTTGGCAGTATCATAATCAATAGGTGATTCATCACTATCATAAGCCTCTAAATATGCCTTAGTAGCTACCCTGCACCGGATGTAATTAAGAACAAAGTCCTTTTGTCTATCGTTAAGTTTATCAAATGCTTTTATATCTTCAGACATATTATATTCCTTTTAATCTTTTAGCAGTACCGATCAAATCATAAAAATTAAGATGAGTATAACCGGATATTTTATGGCATTCCGGTTCAAGTATATATCTGACATAGTATTTAGTTTTAAGTTCTTTTAATCTGTTCAATTGATTTTCAGACATTTTTAACATCACTCTCAATTTTGTTCACAATAGATTCATAATATTCTCTACAAAATATTCTTGCAAATGACGCTCTTAAAATAGACGACCAGGTAATTTTAAAATTTATTTCAACTGTTAATTTATCTATCTTCATTCTTAACCTTTTTCATATAAACGTATTTATTAGCTTTAGAGCAATAAGACTTGATTCTCTTAGCATTGCTATATCTGCGAAATTCAGCTTTACATTCAGGGCATTGGTAAATGTTTATTTCTGATTCAGCCATTACGATAGCATCCTTTTATAATATATTATATACTACAAAATAAACATTCCAGCAAAAAGAAAAATAAAAAATATTACCCACTCTAAAAACATCATATCAATACTTCTTTCCGTGCTTATATTCTGTTATCTTATAACCATTTTTACAACCAACTATTTTTGGATTATCTTTTAATATACAAATCGGTTTAATAAAAGCACAATTTCTACAAACATTGTACAATCCACCATTTTTACCGATCATATCTTATTCCCTTTATCATCATATCCGTAATTATAAGCCTTGTTTAATAGCTCAACGCCATGAATTAACAAGTCTTCAACTTCTTTTCCTGTATGATTCTTTAAATTAAAAAACTTTTTGGTAAATATATCCTTTTTACTTTCTGTCTTAAAGTAAATCATTTTAGGGTAATATTTATAATCTGATGGTTTTTTCATAATTTCCTTTTATTTGCAGGGGAGGGAGTCGAACCCTCACACAAAAAACATTTACAAGGCGAAGATTACAACCTTTATATTTGTTTTTTGGCGTTTCCCAATTGCGCCACCCCGCATTTTAATTGTTATTGAGAGAGACAGGATTTGATACCTGCATGAGACATTAATTTGACTTCTCTTCCTATCATGCGACCCACTGCCGGTCTTTTTTCAGGGTAGGCGTCTTTACTCTTCCGCCACTTTCTCAATAATTCTAGTATCGGGTCATGCACCAGAAAACATGTCAAACAAGACAATAATTATAGGAGGTAAATAATATTGTCTTCCACCCTATAATTAACAAAATATTATTTATAATAAAAAGTCAAGAGTTTTTCTTATTGACATTTAAAAATATTTAATTATTGTCTGCTTGGAGGTTATGAATTATGAGTAAAGCAAAAGATATGTATTTAAAAGTAATGGGAAATATTGATTCATCTTCGATGACTGGGGAATCTATTGAAAATTATGTTGAAGAACTAGAATCAAATAAAAAAGAATTGATAGAATTCGCAAGAGATAATTTAAAATCAATTTGTATCAATTGCAGTAATAATGTAATAAAAAATTGCTTATGTGAAATGAAGCAATATAATATGAAAATACTTAAAAAATATGAGGCCGAATAATGAATGAAACTTGCCAAAAACTTCACGATACCCTTATAGACTTAGATCAATTCAATCCTGATTCTCTTCTGGTAAAATCTATAATGAATGTAAGAAAATGTAATCAGGATTATGCTCTTCAACTCGCTGGGAAACATTGTAATATGATATCTACTTATGGAATACTTTTTGCTCTCGATTATATTTCAATGAGCTATGAAGACTTTTATTCGTTGTGCTTTTTAAAAGGTTATTGTAAAGAAAACGGATATTTATATTTAACAAAGCCAAAATTATTTACAGCTCTTGAAATTTCAGCTAAATTGATAGAATGCCCGTCTTTGCCTGATAATATTCAACCTGAAGAACTCTATCAAGTCCCTATCAATAATAAGCATCATTGGACAGCTTGCGGCGTTGACGATGATCTGTCTATACTTCTTTTTGACACTCATGCCGGTTATCGTGGAGAATACGGCGGCGAAATGACATCCGCTTTTAAAGTTCATGGAGATAAACCGGATTATTATAATCATATATTTTAATTATTTAACCTCTGGATTATTTTTTTTCAGGGCTTGAATAGTTTCATAATATTTTTCAAGTATATCCTTAATAAGCCCTTCAGAAAAATATTTAAAATGATTTGAATGCATTTCTTCTATTTCATCAATTAGAATCTGTAGTTCTGATTTGCGGATGTAACCTTTTTCTTCAGCATTTATTTTTATAATACTATAAAACATTTCGGGTATACAATCTTTAAAAATTTCGTCAAATTGTTCTACAGTCATTTGAAACTTTTTCTGTTCGCTCACTATCTGTCCGGTATTTGTTATGTGTTTTTCCATTTTTTTCTCCACATGTCTATTTTTTATAGCACCAGATTTTATATCCTCAACAAAATGTTCTACCTTTGATACAATTTCAGGATCGGAAATATCTTTCATGCCTATAGGTTCAAACAATTCTCCGTCTTTACAGAGCTTTTTACAATCTATACCAAATCTACTAAAAGCTATGAGATGATTACAATATTTACAACGTCCATCCATTAATTTACCCCTCCTGACAAAATATTCATTATGTCTTTATTTCTCATAAATCCTTTTCCCACATTTACAGCACTTTTTAAACCAAATCATATTATATTGATTATTTTTTGGTCGCTCAAACCAATCATCATAAACATGGATACTGCAGAATAATTCCTTTATAAGCTGTATCATCTCATCCTCCTATCATAATCACTATTTTGTCAGTTTATACTTTGCTGAATATTCGTCATTATACTTATAATCTTCCCACCAGACAGAATTGAAAACAGAAGTTATATTTACCCACCGACTAAATCTTTTTTGTTCTTTTGTTGGTTCTTCATTAGTTTTAAAATTTCTGTATGGCTGGCAAAACGGTTCGCAGTATAATCCTTTAATTTTTTTGACTCTTTCCATTGCTTCTGGAACTTCTTTAACAATCGTATAGACAAAATACCGTGACGGTCTGACATTTCTCCATCTTAAATTAGTTACTGCTTTTTGCAATGATTCAAATGAAAATTCGTTATCACAAGCCAATCGAACTGGATGAAGCCATTTAACTTTAGACAATAGTTTTGCCATAGAATCATCAATTAATCTTGAATCCAGTCCTTGATTAAAATCTACCTTTATTTTTAACTCAATTATCTTCTCAATCTGCTTAATCCCGTAGTCGCTTGCTAGTACGTTGTTGTCCATTAAAACCGCAGATTTGTGTTCGCCAATAAAATGATCAATACTTGAATAGGATTTTATAGTTCCCTCTTTTTCTGGCACTATACACCAACTGCATTTATTTGGGCACCCTCTAGTCAAGAATCCATAAGCGTGTTCGCAATCATATAAAGAATAATCTGGAATCATATTGTCTATTTCTTGGGGCAATTTAGATTTTATATTATATCCAGTTCCTCCGATTATTGTTTCACCAAAACAAGTAAAATTTATATTTGTATCGTGAGTAAATGTAAATACCTTAGATTTATAAACATTGTTATACCAAGAATTTTCTTTAACAAATTCCACAGTATCACCAAAAGATTTATGATAAGCACTTATTTTCATAAGTGCAAGATTAGGGAAATTTTTATTGTCTACATCTATCAATCCTATTTTCATTTTATCCCCTTTACTGTCATAACAGTTTTTTTGTCAAACATGATTTTTAAACTCGTAAATAGTTCTTTCTATTTGTTCTTGATGACGACAATCTAAATTACCACATTTATAACGAACCCGGATTAAAACACCGTTTTCTTTATCTAATAAACGGTTCATCCTATGCCCACATTTTATACAAATCATGTTTTACACCTTTATTTTTGATAATATATTTATGACATGCTAAATCATGCGAATGTTGCTTTCTGATCTCTTGGCATTCTGAACAAAATTGAGAATGCTTTTCAGGAGGTCTTAACTTGCATTCTTTGCAATATTTAAACTTTTTGTTAGCAAGATAATAACTCCGATTATAAGTCTTAATATGTTCTTTGTTATCAGCTTTCCATTTTATTTGTTTTGCTGTTGCCATGTCTTTTATCACATTGTTTTTCTTCATCCCAGAATTGACCCGCTTGATCTTTTGGTGAACATGGATTATCTTTTCTATCATTTAATAGTTTTGAATAATTTTCATGTTGCGCTCGACCATTTGACAGGCTCATCTTATAAGCGTCATTCCAACATTTTTCACATGCACTCACCTTAATACCTCTCTTTATTTATTCAATATATTTTTATTATCGGAATAAGTCAAACATTTATTTACTGTAACGATAAAAAATTTTAACCAAAGAATGTGCAACGGATGAGTATTTTTTTATTCTTATTTTCTCTTGATATTCCATTAAAAACTTTTGGCGGTTCGTTATAGCCGACAACATTATAATTATCATCTGGAATACATTTAAAGTTTTTAAGAGCATCAAGAAAAAATTTATCTACTATTGCAATAATATTTCCCGTGTCGAACAATCCAGAATTATGCGGGAATATTGTGTAATTAACATTTAATCGCCTGGCTTTAATATTCCTTAATTCAGGATATAAAGCAATCAAATTATTTTTAAAATTTATCTTAGCGTCATTTAATATATAAAAATGTGCGTTCCGGTATACGTTTAAATTCAATTGAAACTTTTTACCACCGACAAAAACAAAATCATCAATTAAAATATCTTTTTCAATCATGGTCTTCTCACAACAGGAAGCTGAAAGAATTCAGGTGGCGGTGTTAAAAGTTTAATCTGTGATTCTACTGTCTGCATAGTCATTTTTAATTCTTTAAGATCTTGCATTTCTTTTTCTATTTTGATTAACATTGAACTCATTGATATAAGCATACCAAATATAATAAAAGTTAAATAGAATTGTATTTTTTTCATTTTTCCCTCGCTATAATCATTCCATCAGCATGAATATATCTTGCTTGTTGTCGAGTTATTTTATATACGCATTTTTGAGTAATTCCATTATTGCATTCTATTTCATAATTACCAGGTGCATTCATTATTTCGTATATATCACCATCGCTTGCATGTGCCGCAAAATAATCACGAAGAGACATACCGATAGTAACGTCATCACCTGATCCAAAAGGTCCATTGCTATCTGTTACTGGAAACGCGGGACCACCATTTTTTTCTTTACTCATTGCTTAATCCTCTCCTGAAGCTGTTTTAAATCACAAACTATTTGACTGTTAGATGGATCTGTTTTATCTATAACTGTTGTATTTTTACGCACATAGAATATTAAAATGTAACTCCGATTATTAAAGATATACAAGGAATCATTTTTCTATAAACCCAAACCATGTAATAGTAAGTTGAAAAAATAAAAAATCAATATATAAAGTTAGCTCTTCAGTGTTTAAGTAAATATCTGGTATAATTTCAAAAATATTAGGTTTTATAAATTGTATTTCTGTCACAAATGGTATTATTCTTATTGTCATTTCATTTCTCCTTTTTACATCCGATGCATAAATCCTGATTGCTTATAATACTATCAGATTCTACTTTAAATTGTTTATTACATTTCTTACATGTAAAAGTACGAACTTGATAAGTCATTTTTTACCACAACTATAACAAACATTACCTTTCACATAAAACGAATTTCCGCATTTCGGGCATTTGCATTCTTCGCCTTTTTTTACATCTTTGTAATTTAGTGTTTTATCATAACTCATCTTTTACCTACTCTTTCAATCCCTTTTAAATCATCCAGGATTAACTTGTAAATTCTTACCAGCTTATCAGGCTTTAATTTAATCCGGTCATTGAGAATGTAATTTACATACTGTTTGCTTTCGCCTATTATCTTAGCGTAATAGCTTTGTTTTTTAGACAGCTCTGTTTTAACTTCTGTTTCCATTTCTTTTAAATCTTCAATGGAGTTTTGTATTGTGGTAAGATCAAATTCTTTCAATTATATCTCCTTATTTTTCCTAAGTAAAAATTTAATTTTACTTAGGAAAATAACATTATTTGATACCGCCATAGCCAGAGCCATCGCCAGAGCCATCGCCAGAGCCAGAGCCATCGCCATAGCCAGAGCCATAGCCAGAGCCATAGCCATAGCCAGAGCCATCGCCACAGC